GATCTACATTGAAGAGACTTCGTCAGCAGAGGCTGGCGAGGAATCGGACGGAAAGAAGCCGTCAAAGTTCCAAAAGCGAATAGATGACCTTGTTCATAAGCAGCGCGAAGCCGAGCGCCAGCGCGATGAATATTACAAGGTTGCGCAAAAAGTTATGGACGAGAACAACAAGTTGCGCACAGAGGCGCAAGAGTTCTCAGCCACCTCGGTCACGGAGATGGAAGCTCGTATAGAAGCCGACATCGAAAAGGCAAAGGCAGATTATAAGTCTGCCTACGAGGATGGAGATGCTGACCGCATCATCGACGCGCAAGACCGCATGTTGAAAGCGTCAACCCAGACATCAAAGCTAGAGGCTATGAGGTCACGGGCGGCACCGGAAAACTATGAAGAGCAAGCGCCGATTGCACCACCGCCGGACAGCAAGGCTGTCGAGTGGGCAAGCCGAAACAACTGGTTTAACCAAGATAAGGTTATGACCAATGCGGCTTATGCAATCCACGATGAGATTGTGCAGCAGGGGATTACTCCAGACCACGACAATTATTACGACACCATTGACCGTCGTATGCGTGAGGAGTTCCCACACAAATTTACTGGAGAGAACACGGACAATCGCTCCAGTAAAAACGTAACTACTGTAGTTACGCCGGGCGGTAACGAAAGTGGCCGCAGCAAAAAGGTCCGACTTTCACCTTCACAGGTGGCCGTAGCTAAACGACTTGGTGTTCCCCTTGAGGAGTATGCCAAGCAGTTTGTTGCGCTAGATAGGTAGGAGACATTCATATGTCTGACTCAGCAAAAGCATCCCGCACTCCCCGTTCAGTTGAGAAGCGTGAACAGGAGACGCGCCCCCAAACTTGGTCCCCGCCCAATATGTTGCCGGACCCCCTTCCGAAGGATGGTTACACCTTCAAGTGGGTACGCATTTCAACGCAAGGGCAGGACGACCCGATGAACTATTCCAAGAAACTCCGCGAAGGTTGGGAACCCGTTCCCCTCGCAGAGGCTCCTGAAATGGAACATCTCGTTCTCGACCCCAATCCCCGGTTCAAGGGTAATGTGGAGGTTGGAGGACTGCTTCTTTGCCGGATGCCCGACAATGTGGCGGCTCAACGCAACGAGTATTATCAGCATCAGTCTGAAGAGGCTATGCGCTCCGTTGACAATACGCTCATGCGGGAATCCAACCCTCGTATGCCCATCAGTTCCCCTCAGAGGGACTCAAGGGTGTCATTTGGAAAAGGCTCCTAATTGAAGGTTAGGGGCTAAACTCAGGAGGACTTTATGTCTGCAACTTCAGCCCCTCGCGGCCTGAAGCCGATTGGTCTTCTTGGAGGTATGCCGTTTGCTGGCTCGACTCGTGAATATCTTATCAAGTCTGGCTATAGCACGGCAATCTTCAACGGAGATGTGGTCGGCCTCGCTGATGTCGCGAACTCCACGGATGATGGACACCTCGTCCGTGAAACCGCTGCAAGTGAAGTAAATCCGATTGGTGTGTTCCTCGGTGTTTCGTACACCGACCCGTCCACCGGTCAGCTTACTCATAAGCAGTTTTACCCCGGCGGTATTGCAGCGTCTGATATTAAGGCGATTGTATCCGTTAATCCATTCACCCTGTACGAAGTTCAGGCGGATGGTGCCATTGCTCAAACGCAACTCGGCATGACCGCTGACCTTGTCCAGACTTCTGCTGGAAACACCACGACTGGCAACTCCGGTCTCCAGCTTGATGCGTCCACCGCTTCTGTCGGTGGCGAACTGTTCAAGATTATCGACTTCGTGGACCGTGTGGGTTCCACCATCGGTGACGCCAAGACTGACGTTATCGTGATGATGAACCAGACTGAACACGCGTTCCTTGCAGACGTTATCACCTAAGGGAGTTAGAAAATGGCTATCGCACGCGCGCAGCTTATGAAAGAACTCCTGCCGGGTTTAAACGCTCTGTTCGGTATGGAGTACGCACGTTACCCAGAAGAGTGGCGTAACTGCTATGAGGTCGAGAACTCAGACCGTTCGTTTGAGGAAGAGACCAAATTGTCAGGCTTTGGAGCCGCACCTGTCAAAGACGAAGGTGCCGCCATCAGCTATGACGATGCACAAGAGGCGTACACCGCAAGGTATACGCACGAGACCATCGCCCTCGGGTTTAGTATCACCGAGGAAGCTGTCGAAGATAATCTCTACGACTCGCTTTCGGCTCGCTATACCAAGGCGCTGGCTCGTGGCTTCCAGCATACCAAGGAAGTCAAAGGTGCTGCCCTGTTCAATGAGGGCTTTACCGGTCAAACCGGTGGCGACGGCGTGTCGCTGTTCAACACTGCTCACCCGCTGGTGAACGGTGGTACGAACGGTAACCGTCCTTCTGTTGCTGTTGACCTGAACGAAACCTCCCTTGAGGCTGGCATCATTGCCATCGGCAAGTGGACTGACGAGCGTGGTCTGAAGATTGCTGCCCGTCCGACCCGACTGGTTATCCCTTCGGACCTCCAGTTTGTTGCCGAGCGCCTGATGCAATCTGAACTGTCCACGACTGCTGGCGGTTCCAACGCGTTCGCAAAGAACGACATCAACGCACTGAAGTCGATGTCGGCGGTTCCGGGCGGTGTAATGGTCAACCATTACCTGACCGACGTGGATGCTTGGTTCCTCGGCACGGACATTCCGAATGGCTTCAAGCACTTCGTTCGTGTCCCGATGGCGACTTCTATGGAAGGCGACTTCGAGACTGGCAACGTCCGTTACAAGGGCCGTGAGCGTTATAGCTTCGGCTACTCTGACCCGCTGGCCTATTACGGCTCACCGGGTGCCTAACCATAGTGGGGCGGGGAAACCCGCCCCCCTTTTCTTGTAGGAGGACGGAATGTCAGACATTACCACCACCACAGTTACCGCCGATGGCGTGGCTGTGAACCACCCGGCACGGGTCAAGAGCATTTATTACATTCGTGGCTCCAGCGCGGGTTCAATCGTCCTCAAGGACGGTGGCTCGTCTGGCACTACCCTACTGACTCTAACTACACCGGGAGCAGGTTCAGGGGTTGATGCAGCTAACACTATGGCAATTCCAAGTGATGGCATCCGCTTCTCCACGAATGTATTCGTTGATGTCACCAACGTATCGTCTGTGACACTTTTCCATGCCTAGAAAGAAGGAGACCCCGATTAAGACTTCGGTCAAATCGGGAAACTTTCGACCGACCAAGCAGGGAGCAGGGATGACCAAGAAGGGTGTGGCTGCATATCGCCGCGCCAATCCCGGCAGCAAGTTGAAGACTGCTGTCACCGGTAATCCCAAAAAGGGCAGCAAGGATGCCAAGCGTCGTAAGTCTTTTTGCGCACGCAGCGCCGGGCAGATGAAAAAATTTCCAAAGGCAGCGAAGAACCCTAACAGCCGTCTCCGTCAGGCGAGACGAAGATGGAAGTGCTGATATGGCAGAGGCAGTGGAAGTAACCCTTGCCCGTTTGGAGGAGCGCATCAAAACGCTTTCTGACGAGGTAAGACATGTTCACGAAGAGGTTTCCGAATTGAAGGCCCAAGCGAACCGATGGAAGGGCGCGTTTTGGGTCATGCTTGCGGTTGGCGGCATCTTCGGAAGCGTAGCGCACTTAATTGTAGGATGGATGAAATAATGGCAATGGCAAGAGCGAACATGCAAAATCAAGTGACCAAGCCCCCGATGAAGAAACCAAAGTCAAAGATGCAGATGTTTGACGAGTTTCGGAAAAAGAATGGCAGGTTTCATCCGGCTGACCCACGCCGCCCCATGAACGCTGAAAGCACCAACCCAAAGCCGCCGGGAATGAAGAACGGTGGACCGACATGTCGTGGTATGGGCGCGGCAGTAAAGGGCGGTAGCTTCAAAATTTCCTAATGGAACATGTTTTTCTGTTGCTGGTGTACCTCGGCACAGGAGATTTCCGCAAGCTCACAAGTGGAGACATGTATTTTAGGAGTGTCACAGAGTGCAACTTCTTCGCAAAAGAAGCTGCCAAGAGGTACGGCAATTACGAATTTAATTACCTCATGGACCAGAGGGATAGGGTCACAGCTTACTGTGTACCCAAGTATGTAAAGAAAGGGTCTATCGAAGTCTACTAGGGGTGGGAAATGATTGACCCGATTAGTGCGCTCAGTGCCTGCACAATGGCCGCTGACGCCATATCCAAATCTATTAAGGCCGGAAAGGATTTGCACAGCCTTTCGGGGCCGATTTCGCGTTATGCCAAAGCTGAAGCGGAACTCAATTTCGGCGCAAGCCGCAAGAAGAAGAGCTTCTTTTCAAAGCTGACAGGCGCGGAACAAGCCGGGATTGACGAGTTCTTCAAACAGGAGGACCTCAAGGCCAAGCGGGAAGAGATGCGCCAAATCTTCCAGTACTTCGGTAAGCCCGGTCAATGGGAAAGACTACAGGCTGAGATTGCTAGGCAGCGCCAAATCCAGAAAGAAGAACTGGAGCATAGGGCAAAGGTCAGAGACGCAATCATTCTATGGACTGCATTGCCGACCATCTTAATCGGTGGGGCGGCGATTATGTACTTCTTTGTGATGTACTTGAAAGGATTGTGAGTTGAGAAAACCAGCAAAGCGACCCGCTAAAAAGAAAACCAAATCGCGTGTCAACGAGGCCGGTAACTACACGAAGCCGGGATTACGCAAGCGTATATTCAACAGAATTAAGGCTGGTGGAAAGGGCGGCGCTCCGGGTCAGTGGAGTGCCAGAAAAGCTCAGATGATGGCCCAAGCCTATAAAAAAGCTGGTGGTGGATACAAAAACTAATGCCCCTCAAAAAAAGCCAAAAGTCGCTGAAAGATTGGACAAAGCAGAAGTGGAGGACGAAGAGTGGCAAACCGTCCACGCAGGGTCCAAAAGCAACCGGGGAGAGATATCTACCGTCTCGTGCTATCAAGGCCCTCTCGTCGGCGGAATATGCGGCCACCACGAAAGCCAAGCGGAAGGCTCGCCGCGCCGGTAAACAGGTTTCACGTCAGCCCAAGAAAATAGCGAAGAAGACAGCGAGATACCGTTAATAGCATGTGTTATCGTAGGGTCAAGAAGGCCCATATGAGACATAGAAAGACAACAGTTTCTGAACAAGGTCGGGCGACCAAGGTCAAAAAAGTCAGAGAAAAACGCGCTGATGCAGAATACGCGTTGGAGAGTATTAGGGAATGGCTACGAGCGGAACAGCTACGTTCAATCTTGATATCAATGAAATAATTGAAGAGGCGTATGAGCGCGCAGGGTTGGGCCGTGCATTCTCTGGCAATGACTTCCGCACCGCCAGACGTTCTCTCAACCTGTTGTCACAGGATTTTGCTAATAGAGGTATCAATCTTTGGACGGTCGAAGACACGACCTTGTCGCTTTCGTCGGGGACTGCAACATATACGCTGCCTGCCGACACCGTCAGTGTGCTTGACCACTCCATCAGAACAGGCACCGGAACATCCCAGAGCGACCTGACAATAACAAGAATGAGTGTCGGGGAGTACGCCGGTATCTCCGCAAAAAACACGACTGGCCGTCCGGTCAAGATTTACATCGAACGTCTGCGTGATGCCCCACAAATAACGCTGTGGCCAATTCCTGATAACAATACATATACATTAGTGTATTATCGTATTAGGAGAATACACGACACAGTTTCTGGAGCGAACAATCAATACGATGCACCAGCTAGATTTCTACCTGCAATAGTGTCAGGGCTTTCTTATCAACTAGCCTTGAAAAACCCGATGGTAGCCGAGCGTATTCCGCTCTTGAAACAAGTGTATGAAGAAGACTTCAATCTAGCTGCTACTGAGGACCGAGACCGGTCAGATTTTAGGATTGTACCCAGCGTTAGATGAACTACATCACCAGTAATATCCCATACTTCAAGACATGGGTTCGGAGGGAGTACACCACAAACTTCGATAGGTATCATGGGGAGTTTCTGCATGGCATGGCGATAGCTGTGACCACGCTGCCCATGCGGACGTTAAGTTTTCAAATTCTTTTCACAGGATGCGAAGACGAAGAAGAAAATATACATGGGGGCGCAATGTGGGCGCGGATGCCGCTGACCGCACTTGTTGGGGACACTCCCTTTGACGAGTGGCCCGAACCCATGCCGACTGAGATAGCCCAACCTTGGGATTGTCAGTCGCACCATCATTCAGTTTTTGTTTTGAATAGGGCCACACCTTGTCCTTGGCTCGCAAAGATTGATGGGGATTTTTTCCCAGCGAAATACTACTTCACTGTAGATTACACAGACACTGAAGTAGCTGACGACCCGGCGCAACATAAGCAAAGTCATGTGCTGGAGCTTATGGACGCAGGAAAGTGGACGGGCAACATCGTCGCCCTTCCTAATAACAGGGTCCGTGTTACAAATCCCGCGTGGTTTGTGACTGGAGATGGCCCACCAGACTTTACGCCAAGTCAGTGGGTTCATCACTCGAAGCAAGACCCAAACTATGTGAACGACACTTCAAGAGTGTTTAACAATCTTTATGCGGAGGCAGAGGATGAAGATGAAGAAGCCTAAGGGCATGAAAAGGGGCGGCGCTGGTAAGATGCCTATGAAGGAGAAGGATGGCAAAATGGTGCCAGCCTTTCTGAAGAAGGGTGGCCCAACCAAGAAAGCAAAGGGTGCAGCCAAGAAAAAGGCTGCAAAAAAAGCTGCTGCTAAGAAGGGTGCAAAGAAAATGGCTTACGGCGGCAAGACAATGAAGGCCAAGGGCATGGCACGCGGTGGCAAGGCCAAGGGCATGATGTACGGTGGCAAGCCAGTATATAAATCCCGGATGAGCTAATGGCCCGGTTTGCCGCTGGCAAGAAGTCTTTTGCTCTTTGTGACAGATGTGGCCAAAGATTTCCGTATCAACAACTCAAGCCAGAGGTAGAGAACCGTAAGCCAAATGGGTTGAGGGTGTGTCCGCCGTGTTTCGACGAGGACCACCCGCAACTTCAGCTTGGGAGGGTCAAGGTGATTGACGCTCAAGCTCTACGTCATCCGAGGCCCGACAGGGTGGAGCCTGCTAGTAACATTGCAGCCTTTGCAAGTCGGTTCCCGCATACCGCAGGTGTAAACGACTTTACCATCGTCGGTTCCACCATGAATTTGGAAACGCAGATGACCGTTGCTTCTGTAGTCACGGCCATCGGCGCGGCGAGCGCAATTTCAAGTTTTACGCAGACGACTGACGCAACAACAATAGGGGGCGTTTCCTACACCTCCCTTACTGTTACTGTTGCCTACGGGACAAATGGCTATGGAAGTGGTAACAAATATTATATCGCCGGACTATCTGGAGCATCTCCTACGGTCACCCTTAATGAGGGAACTACTTACCGTTTCGACCAATCTGATGCCTCAAATAGTGGCCATCCCCTTCGCTTTAGCACAACTGCTAACGGAACACATGGCGGTGGCTCTCAGTACACCACAGGCGTGACAGCAGTGGGTACACCGGGTCAGGCAGGGGCTTACACGCAAATCGCAGTTCAGAGTGGAGCGCCCACTCTTTACTACTACTGCACCAACCACTCAGGTATGGGCGGAACGGCTAACACACCATGAACTACACAACGCTTGTTCAAAACATCAAAGATTTCATGGAGGATGACGGCACAGAGTTCTCTGCTGCCATTGACACCTTCATCGACATCACCGAACTCAAGCTCTCGCGGGAACTCAGGATTCCTGCTTTTCGCCGTCGCGCGACCTCCACGCTTACGGCGAATGACCCGTTCATCTCCATGCCATCCGACATGGTCTCTCTGGAAAACCTCCATCTCATTGAAAGTAATAGCCGGACGCTACTCCTTCTACGCTCTGACGAGTTTATGATGGAGTACTGGCCTGACCGAACAGCGACAGGCTCCCCTCGCTATTACGCTTATTTTGACGACGACACGATGTATGTCGCACCAACTCCGGCTAGTAACATCTCTGTCGAGATTAGCTACCGGCGTCGGCTCCCAGCCCTGTCATCCTCAAACCTGACAAACTGGCTGACCGACAACGCAAGCGATGCACTTCTCTATGGGTCTCTTGTGGAAGCTGCGGCTTTCAACAGAAACTATGCCCTACAGGAGAGGTACATGGCTATGTATCAGAAGGCTGTTCAAGACATCACGCAAGAGCAGCAGATACGCAACTCCATCGACAATATGTATCAAAGAAACGAGGGTTAAGACATGGCAACCAGTAACGCAGCCACCACCTACTTGGAGAACAAGCTGCTTGCTCACATCTTCAAGAACACAGCCTTTACATCTCCGGGCGACAGCATCTACGTTGGCCTTGCCACCGCTGTCTCGGACGCAGAGGCAGGGTCTCTCACAGAAGCCGCCTTTGGCTCCTATGCGCGTCAGCAAGTGACTGCCGCCAACTGGACACTAGCATCTTCTTCGACTGACCAGCAGACTGTGACGAACACAAACAACATTGAGTTCCCGGCATCCACCGGCACCACGCAGACCATTACTCATGCGTTCATCGTTGACGCATCATCCTCCGGCAACATCCTGTTTGTTGGCGCGCTGGATGCGTCGAAGCAGATTGCTACGGGTGACATCTTTCGCATCAACGCGACGAACCTGACTATTGAGTTGAAGTAATGGCTCTGGTTCTAAGGGACCGTGTTAAAGAGACCTCGACCACGACAGGCACCGGAACATACACCCTCGCCGGTGCGGTCACAGGGTTTGAGGCGTTCTCCTCGGTCGGCAATGGCAACACAACTTACTATGCCTGCACGGACGGAACGGACTTCGAGGTCGGCATCGGAACCTACACAGCGTCGGGAACGACGCTGGCTAGAACCACCATTCTTCAGTCTTCTAACAGCGACAGCGCAGTTAACTGGGGCGCTGGGACGAAAACTTTGTTCTGCACCCTTCCTGCCGAGAAGATGATTTTTCAAGACGCATCAGGCAACGCACAGGGTTTCACTGAGAGTGACCCCAACGCTTTGGCCTTTGCAATCGCACTGGGGTAAGCAATGGCAAACGCTTTTAAGACATTCACGGACACGGGCGTAGGAACTGCCAACGCGGACGTTTACACATGCCCCTCTTCGACAGAGACCACCATCATCGGCCTGAACGTGGCCAACATCTTGGCGGTCTCCATCACTGTTTCAGTGCAGCTAATCAATAACGACGGCGACAACGTACATATCGTGAAGGACGCTATCGTGCCGGTAGGCTCGTCGTTAGTGGCAGTCGGCGGCGACCAGAAGATTGTAATGAACGCGAGTGACATCCTGCGGGTGACGGCAAGTCAGGCGTCAGCCGCTGATGTGACCCTGTCGGTACTGGAGATTACTTGATGGCACTTAGCAAGATTGGCTCCAATCAAATCGACACTGCCGCTACGCCAACCGTGGCGGGGGCTACTGTAACGGGTAATTTGGATGTCGATGGCACAACTACGCTGGATGGGTTGACATCCAGCGAGGCCGTCAAAGTTGCTGACGGCACAGCAAGCGCCCCCTCTATTGTTTTCAATAGCGATACAAATACGGGTATCTACAAAAACGCTAACGATAAATTAGGCTTTGTCACTGGCGGCACGGAGCGAATGCGGATTACCGACTTAGGTCGTATTGAGTTCCAGACGCCGACTAATCAGACAGGGACGCTGCAAGACCAGCGGCTAGACTGGCGTAATGAAAATAACGCTGGAATTATGGCTAGTATCGCTGTTCATCGTGAGGCAAACGGCAACGCTCCCTCCGCTTTGGTGTTCCGCACTAGCACCAACGTGGACAGCGCGTCGAACAGCAGTGACGGCGAAATCTCCGAGAAAATGCGGATTAGCAGTGGTGGCATCGTCACAATGCCTAATCAGCCAGCGTTCTTTGGCTACAAGTCTGGCGGCGGCAATAGCACTGCGGCTAATGGCGCGGGTGTTATCGACACCGTAGGCACAGACGTTGGCAATAACTTCAATACGTCGAATGGGAGATTCACTTGTCCGGTCGCGGGGCGTTATCTCGTGACTTGGACAATGATGAACCACCAAAGCAACACGGGTACATCGACTGCGAAGTTCCGCTGGAACAGCACACCCTACAAATACTTCCATGTCGAAAACGGGCATCCACAAGGGCAGTCAGACCAAGTGATTGTGAACGCCTCTGCTAACGACTTTTTTGACTTGGACATCACCCACTTCCACTTCAACGGCGGCAGTCAATACAAGTACCCGTCGATGTGTGTAGTTTTGATTGGATAAAACATGGCATACATCGGAAAGGCACCAAACACAGCGATAGTAAACCAAGCGACGAGTCAGAGCTTCAGCGGCAACGGCTCGACCACGTTTACACTCAACAGGTCCGTTAACAGAGGCGAAGACCTTGAGGTGTTTGTCGAGAATGTCCAACAGGAACCGGGAGCAGGAAAGTCGTACACCGCCTCTGGCACGACCCTGACGTTTGACGCAGCGCCGCCGAACGGCACAAACAACATCTATGTCATTTACCGTGGTGAGGCGACTATTAACCCACGCCTTGAGCATGACGCTAACGCTGCGCTGGCGGCGACGACGGGTACGTTTAGCGGAGATGTTGCTGCGTTAGGCCATGCGTCGGTCGGTGTAAACGCTGTCGATGCAACCAGAGCATTGACCGTTGCTGGCTCTACAGATGATACATCAGCGTCTGCTCTTGTTGTGTACAACGCTAGTCTATCCTCAAAATTTTCTGTGCGTAATGACGGATTTACAAGCGGCACCGGTCCCCTTGAAATAAACAACGGAACGTCACACGCTTCAGCAACTGTAAAGGGCGGCAATGCGACCACAAATTATAGCGGCGGCAGTTTGCTTCTCTCTAATCCCGGCATGGATACAAACTATGGCGGGACGTACCTGTATCACCATAAAGCGGGTGGGTCTGGCAATCAAAATGCTGCCTTTAACATTTCACAAAGAACAGCCGCCGGTGTGTATGTAAGCAACATCTGGAACGTGGACTATCAAAACAACGCTCAGGCGTTTTATCTGCCTAATGGAACGCAGTCCGGCGCGGTCGTCCTTAACCTAGATAGCAGCGGCAGCGTGTCGATGTCTAAACAGCCATTCGCTGCTCTTTCAATAGCTAACCCACCAGCCATGACCACCAGCGGCGGTCTTCACACAACTGGTAGCTTAGACATAAACAATGGAAATGTTTGGAACAGTTCGACACACCGCTTCACCGCGCCGACAGCCGGAAACTACATGTTTATCGTCACCGGCTACACCACATTCACCACTCAGTACGGTTACATAAGCCTCTACAAGAACGGCGGTAATTACAAGACGCATCACTTCAACCACAACGGTAACCAAATCCACACAATCGGGACGCTTTCGATGGCTATACCGTTGGTTGCGAATGACTACTTGGAGCTTCGACAGGGTGGGGCTGGCACGGGCCATTGGCAGCAACTGTATCTGACAATATTTAAGGCTACCTAAAGGAGAAATAAAATGCCGGATATTACAGTAACTCTTACAGACACCGAGAATAAGGCGTTGGAATACGCCGCAGTTTCGGTACAGGATTGGGCGGACAACGCGCTTACGAACCGCGCTCGTATCGCCAAGGACGAAATCATCGCCTTGCTTGTAGCTCACTGCAACGCTAACGATGTTGCACTGGCTGTAGGCGAGGACGCACAGGTAGCTCAAGCATATGACTTGGGCGTTGTGCGAACTGCTGCACAGGTGAACGCGGATGCCACTGAGTAAGGTTAACAGGCCCGGTCTTAACACGGGCGTTACCGACAACTCTGACGCTACTGCGATTACCATCGACAGTAGTGAAAATGTCATCTTTGCCGGAAATGTAGACACGGCAGATGTCAGGAACACTGGCGACCTATCTCTGACCGCTTTTAGTTCTAACACCTCCATAAACAGCGGTCTGAGTGCCAAGATACTTCTCGACCAAGTTGGCACTGGATACGGTCAAATCGCCATGACAACTGGCGGCGGCGGTGCTGGGACGTTCACTGGCATGAACATTGACCCGAATGGCCGCGTGACGATTCCTAATACGCCTGCGTTCACGGTAAACGGAGTAAGTGCCGTATCAACTACGCCCGGTAGTTCACAAGTTCTCAACTTCGGTTCGATTATCCTCAACAACGGAAATTACTTCAACATTTCGACGGACCGCTTCGTGGCCCCGGTCGCAGGTCATTATTTCTTTGCCTATTCCTGTATGACCACTACGCAAAGCCACACCAGCAACATTGTCATCCGTCGAAATGGAATTC